AGCCATCACGGCTATTTGCCTTATAACTTATCGGTCTAAAACTCCACGTATAGCACTGGGTCAGTTTCTGGGTACGCGCCCTTTTGGCGCATTGAATATTGACCCCTCCCCAACGGAAAAACCGGTAAGGAATTTATGTGCGGATTAGCTGGAGTATTCTAGATGCGCCTAGCAAGGGGCTTTGGCGCCTGTAGAGGCCCCGAAAGCCCCTGCCGGGAACATTGATTGGTACATAAAGTGGTACGAGATCCATCCCCTTCCCGGCGTCCTGCCGACCGAACACCAAACCACCTAAATCGCATAAACTGGCATCCTGTTCAGTTCCAGCAGAAACACCGATGGTGAACTCAGACCTAATCCCTTCCCTACTCTCGAAGCTCTACGAAAACCAACTGGCCCTCGAAGCTTCCATCATGGAGCTATCGAACTGGGTAGAGCAGCGCGGCTCCACGGATGTAGCCGAAAACGTGCGCGGTGCTCTGGGAACCATCGATAGCAATGATAAATTTATAAAATTGACCCTCGCAGTCCTCATGACACCGAACTGACTGCCTCTCGTCGCCTCAAATCGCGCAACAGCAAAAGCCCGATTACTGTATGCACATACAGAATTCGGATTTACCCACCATGCAAATCGACGAAGACACCTCCGCGTGGCTTGGCTGCCCTACGCCCCTGGAAATGTACAAGCATCAGTGCTCTCTGCTCTAGGACGAACTCAGCGAGACTCAGGCGCTGCTGCGTAAGGCCCGGAAGAACATCGCAGGGCTGGTCCAGATGAACGACGCGCTGGCCACCGGCAAGGCTAAGGCGCAGGCAGTCCTCAAGAAGGCGCTGGCCGAGATCGGAGAGCTCAAAGAGCGATGTTCCGAGCCCGCCATCCTGGGCATGAAACTCGTTGCCGAACAGCGCGACTACCTGCTCAGGGAGAATCAGCGGCTACACGATGAACTCAGGAAAGTTATAGAGCAATAGCCCTGAAGTATGCATGGCACGCCCTAAACTCAGCCAGTTCTCTGCGGTAGCCTTCGATGATGCAGCAGTGTGACCTGGAGAAGTGCATAGGCCGCGTACTACATGGCTTTCAGCAATCCACTGTTTAAAACCCAAGCGTTATTTTGGAGGATTTAAGGTCAATGAAACCGGCTTAGCGGCAGGCAGTATTAGACAGCAAACACCCCACCCTGGCGTCCTGCCGACCGAACACAAGTCCAAAAAATCCAGATCGTTCACCTCCGTACGCCAGAGACTTGAGCCTTTTTGACTTAAGCGCTCCGCGATACGGGGCTAACTACATCTTGGAAAATTAAGAGTTTTCTTATAGCTAGCCCCCCCCCAGACAGCTCTAATCTAGCGCAATCATCTGGTAGTTTTCTTCACTGAACAAGGAGTCAAAAGAATTGCGAAACCCTGGAGGTTTCATACTCATCGCGGGAATATCGGCACGTGCATATACGATAAACATGGATTTACCTTTAATTACTGGTGCAGGAGAACAAGACAATAACTCTGACTTAATTCCGGATAGACAGAACTACACAGCCATCTCCGCCTCATGATTTTGTCAGGACTTTTATTTTTCATGCTTACTTCCAAAATCAAAACCACACTCATAGAACGTACTATTCGTCAATACCATCACTGCCTGGAAATCATTAAGTGTGCCGTCACCAAGCGTTCCCATTGCGAGGCTAAAGTCGAGGCTGGGTCAGCAACCCTGATTGCAAGTGGCTGGATCGTCTCAATCCCCTGTAATAAATATGGAAGCTATCAATCTCGCCTCGCCGAGTCGGTTGTTTTTATTGGATTGCCGGTATTTCATATACACGGCAAAAACGTGGACGCAGGTCCTTTCCACAGCGAACATGATGCGATTAAAGCGCAAGAGCTGTTGCTAAAGGCGTATAAAGTCTCCAGCGTGGTCGAGTACCGGGACTTCTTATAAATATAAATTGGAAATTTAACACCTCATTCTTTAAAGTGAATCACAAGTAAGAGAAAAGTCATTAAGCAGCAAATATCAAATACTGTCATTAAAACACCCCCTCCTAACGCCGCTGGCTCCCATTTAGGGCGCGGCACCGCCGGTAAATATTTCGACGTATCACTCATGCTCTGGAAACAGCGCCAGTAGGCGTTTCGAGAGGCGACGTTTGCCGCCCATCCATGGAACGATTGGGTTTGTCGTTTGCGATCCTTCCCGGTTGGTTTTCATTGGGTGACGTTAATTTTTGCGACCACAACTGTAGGTCAGCGAACAATGGCTCTCACATAAGCCTGGCAAGCCCGCAACGCGATCAGTCCTTGGTCGCCGTCGTCGGTGATGCCGATAATTCTTTGAGCATGCGCTGGGTCAAGTTGGGCTCGACGGGCTGCATGAACCACGCCGGTGGCGCTGGGGGGGCGAAGGCACGTCGCAGCCACTGGCTGAATCGGTCGCGTCGAGAAGGACTGACAACCGCACATCAGCAGTGGCAAGGCGATCGCGCAGAAGAGCCTGATTACGTTTGGCATCGGAGAGTTCTCGAGTGTGTTGTTGGTCCTGGGCAGCGAGCAGATGCTCGGTGGCCAGGCGCTTGTCCTGCTCGGCCGTCTGCTGACGCCACGCCTCACCGGTGATTGAGTCCAGGGATTTCTGGTGTGCAGCGCCTTGTTCGGCGAGCCGCTCTCCCATGCGCCAGTCCTGAACCTGCCAGGTGCCGGCGGCGCTGATGGCCATGGCCAGCAGGATCGCGGCCAGGATCTGCCCGAGCGTCATGTCAGCGCCCGCCGCACGCCTTCGGCCAGCACTGCGTCAGGGTAGGAATAACCAGCGTTTTCGTGGTGAATGATCGCCTTGACGAAGCCGGCCATCACAGCGGGATTGCTCAAGTCGACCTCGGCGCCCGGCCTGGTGCCGGTGTTCGCCTCTACGGCTCGAACATAGGCGGTGGTGTCGTTCTCCACCGAGGGTGCCCAGCGGCCGATGATGGACTTCACCGTCTTCAGTCCATGCTTGCGCTGGTAGGTAAGCAGCACCTTGCCCAGTGCACGGATGCCATTTTCAACGGTGTCAAACCGCGCAAAGCGCTGTTCAATGGCAGGGTCTGGCCTGAGCTGCACCGTCCAATCGTTGGCCGGGTAGTAATCGATGTTACCGGGTTTACGATTCCGCACCCCACGGGTTTCAGTGGTCGGCATACTTTTCTCCAGGCGAAAAAAAACCGCTCGAGGCGGCTGTGTTTGAGTGGCGCAGTGATCAGGCGTCGACATCGCCCGCGGGGGGGGCGAAGGCTCTTCCGCAGTCACGGGCACCGCGGTCGAAGGCACCTCCGCCACAGGCGCGTCGGGCACCAGGATGTGCAACGTGATCATGTGTTTCAGGTCGTACGGTTTGTCGTCCTTGGTCACTACGACCGTCAGCAGGTCATCCTCGAACTGGATATCCACATCTGCCCGACTGTCGATCTGATTCACCGTGTAGCCCCAGCCGTCATCAGCCGGTGGAAACGGAACCATGCCCAGGCATCCGGTGACCTGGTACACCCCCGTCGATTTTCGCGAAGAATCGACCTGACCCGCGCCGGCGGTAACGAAGTCATAGGTAGCGCCCGTGGCGCCGAGGATATTTATTGCCGCTCTTGCCATGATCAAATCGCCTTCAGGGTGCCGTCAGCGGCACGGGTGGTATTGCCAGTGTTGTAGGTCATCCGCCAGGCCTGCCACACACCGGCAAGTTTGGCCCTGGTATGCAAAGAGCCATCTGTTTGCGACCTGAATTCCTGAATGACGTAACTGTCACTGACTGGTAGCGAGGAAAGCCACCCAAAACGGTGACCTGTTGGCGCGCTGTAACCGTTGTTGATGTAGCAGTACCCGAACGTTGTAAGTACATCCAGCCCGTAGTCGCTGAAAATTGGCATAACGCCGAATCCGTAATCTCCAACCTTGAGTACTCTGCCTGCTGTTATGTCAGAAGTACCCACCGTCAACATTGCGTTTGATGCCGTTCCAAGCAGAGCCTGGCGCGCATACAGCTCCGCCGAATTGTCATTGTTCTTCTGGCTAGCGGTGCGGAACGTATCGCCGCCCTGGCCCGTAGGCGCTGTGCCTAGGTTAATGACTGATCTTGCCATAATGGTTTGATTCCTGTGAGGTTGGTTTATAGCTTGTCAGATATTTGTCACGTCAATTATCAGCACCTTTGCATCTGGATTTGTAAGTCCAGATATTGTGGGCGGATCAGCCATTACAAAGCTTTGAAATGAATATGTGAATGTTGCAGACTTGGCCACTCCGGAGTTTGTGGACACCCCATTAAAGTTCATTATTAAATTGACGGGATGAATACCTGGCGACCCAGGGCCCGCCATCGTAAATGAGTATTGATACGCCGAAATAGTCATCACATGCGCAAATTTTCCCGTAGACGGAATTGCTATCGTGTCTGTAAGTTGAGACCTTGAATTGAGGGTATCCTGAGCTTTGCAGTAGTCAAGATTACTGTCAAATACAAGCTGACCCGACTCGGTAAATATCTGAAGCACTCCGTTAGCGCTCTGGACTTTCTCAGGAATGTTAAATAGATAGCAGTCCACTTCTTTTAGCCTGCCCGATGCTTCGCAGGCTATTACCCATGTATGGCTATTTCCGTTTTTTGTGTATCTGCGCATAGCGGTAAGAAATGACGAGCTAACAGCGAGTACCGGTATGGAGCCTGGTGGAGCGGTTTTTGATATTGTCGCGGTTCCACCACGTATTATGTGGTCACCAGAATCAAACGTAATCTTGAATTTTTCAAACAACGTCAGGCTTTTATAGTTTTGATCTATAAGGACGTGACCGTCAGAACCTACAATTTCTATGCTAGCCATTTGAATATATTCCGTATGTAAGCTCTAGCGTCTTTCTATCAACTGCGGCGCCCTGCCTCGTCCATGATATCGTCCCGGTTTCCCTGCTTATTTCAAATTTAGGAGGCCTTGTTCCTCTGCCGAACTGCGGTTCAAAATCAGCACCCGCAGTAGTGAACCAACCGACCCCCTCTCTTAAGAGAGGATCGTATATGCTTGAGGTGGTCCCATACGTCACCGTGGCGGTGCCGAGAACCTTTATGAGCTTGGTGGCAAGGTTAATTTTAAGGTGCCGTCTGGCCGGTAAATCTCAAATATAGGCATTTAAACCTCAATTTTAATTGCGAGCTGACCATTCGGGTAGTAATAGCGATCGCCACTATTTGTTGAAGTCCTTCTACCGCCAGTCCCCGAGCCATTATTCTCGAACAGCCCCCCCTTACCCATCTTCCAGCCCCTCTCCCCGGCAACATAATCATCAGACTGTAGATTGTCCCCAATCTTGAGCATGGTAATAGACGCGTCCTGGATGAAAGCCGATTTGATGTAGGTCTCTGTACCGTTTACAGCGAATGGCACGCTGGACGCTGCTGCGCCGACTGCACCGTTATAGATAGCAAATTGATCAGCCTGGATAACGAAGCGCGAAATAGCACTACCGTTAGCGCCTGACTCGATACCAAACCCGATACCAGCCGAGTAAGGAATGCCGTTTACATCCAGTTTGTAACGGAGCGAGTACGTACCGCTGACCTTCCCGTCAACGCTCTGATTGATGCTAGCCTGCTGCTGGAACTGCTGTGCATGGCCGTTTACGGTTGTTTGCAGGTTCTGCGTTGCTGTCGCGTTTGCTCCAGTCGAATCGGTCAGAGTTTTAAGTGTTGTCTGAACGGCTGAGCTGTTGCTGTTGAAGTCGGTGCGCAGAGTGCCAATGGATTGTGCGTTTGTTTTCGTGGCGTCTGATACAACGGCTATCTGCTGATTTACTGTCGCCTTGTTACCCTCGAAATCCGTACGCAAAACCGAGGTCTGTGCAGCTTGGGCAGTCTGGCCGTTCACTAACGCTGTAGTGGTCTGCTCGTAGGTCGCATAGTTTTTGTTAACTTGGGCCTCGACAGTTTGAGTGAACTTCGCCTGGGCGTAGTCACCATCGGTAACAGCAGACTGAATAGACCATACGCCTGCATAGCCCTGAGTGCCGCCAGCGAGGTCATTATCAGAACCAGCCATAGGAGCATTGATTTCGGCGTAAACACCGTCTATTCGCTCCGTCTGCGCGGTCAGCTTGTTATCAACGTTGGTTACTCGCTGATTCACTTGGGTGACGTTATTTGCCGTAGCCGCCAGGCCAGTTACCGGGTCATTTACCTTTGTCTGGAGCTGGTTGAGCTGGTCCTGAGTGGCAATCACCTTTCCATCGACTACTGTGATTTTCTGGTCAAGGTTGTTAACCCGTATTGTCAAAGCGTTTGCATCGGTGAGGATGTCGCCAACGTCTTTCCAGTTTGCGCTGGGCGGCTGAGAGCCACTGTTAGCCGCCAGGGCTTGGTACAGCTTGTTTCCCTGACGAACGATGTCACCCTTGGCGTAACCCTTTGCAGCGTCCCACAAGAGCGCGTCTACATATGGCTTGATTTGCGCCTCGAGATCTTTTCTTAACTGCGCATTTCGAGCGTTCACGGACCCTGGGCCATTACCATCAATCAGGTCGACTCGTCCGTTTAGAGCTGGGGCCAGCGATGATTCATCGATCTGCCCCTTGATCTGCTCAAGGATAGGCCCAGCGTCCGAACAGGACTGCCCCATCACACCATTCACGACGGGGTAGAAAGGCCCGATGTTGCCGGTTCGGTCCACCAGGCGCGCCCAGAAAAAAAGCGTTGCGCCAGCCTTCAGTTGTTGCATGCGGTAGGCCCAGCAGCCCGTTACGGGTATGCCCGGTGGCGTTCTTGAACACCGCCCGCTCACGGTAAGCCCGGTTCCGATCTTCGTTCTCCGGTGACTTGTCGTGTGTGTTGATGTACGGCAGCCGATCGACAACCCGGTGCTGGCCCGCGCAGACGTCGCGAACGGTTGCCCAGCAATCCAGCACTGCCGTGTATTCCGCCCGCTTGAAGGAGACGTCGTTGCTCATCGGGCGTATCCCTTTTTGATAGAAGTGACGATCGCTTTGATCGGATAGCGCTTGGCGATGAAGTAGCCGGCGGCGTCGTTCATATGGTCGTGACCCTTTTTCGGATCTTTGTCCGCCTCGCCCTTGTCGGTGTAGGTCTGTCGCTCCAGGCACAAGGTGAGCTGAGGGCACTGGTCGATGTTGACCTTCAGTCGTCGCTCGCCGTAGGCGTTCAGGAACATGGCGTTCACCGAGTTCACGCGGTCTTTCACGCCTGGGTTTGTGGAATCGACGATCACCGTGAATTTTGCTTTCTTCAGCAGCGACAAGTCGGACTCGCTCGCGTTTTTGCTGCTGGTGTTCTGCCCGCTGGCGTCGGGATAGACCGCCACCGAGCGCCCAGGGAACCGTGTCTGGATCTTCTCGATCATCTCCGGTGTGTCCCGAACACCGTGAAACTCATCCAGGGCCATCGGCAGATCGTTACGCACGAAGTAGACGACGGCGGCCATTTTCATGACGTTGAAGTCCATACCGATGTGCAACGCCTCGCCCGGTTTGATTCGCTCGCTGGTTCGGCACTCGTCGCGATTGAACGTGTAGTAGACGACGCACGCGTAGTTCTCAAAGCCACCCTCTTTCAATTTGGCTTGTCCGTTAGATTCGCCCTTTGCCGTCTGCAACCCATGCTCATAGAAATGGTGTTGATTGTCCGAAGACGTAACCCATTCCAAGTTGAAGACGGCTGCGTTTCCCCTGTCGGCGTCAATATGATTAACCTCAGCGCCATGAAACGGCGGCTCACCCAGAAATGCGATCGCTACGAGCCGATGAACAAGCTCGGTGCGTTTGCCTCCCGAGTAGCAGAGATCGACACTCAGGTATGGTCGAACCTTACTGCGGCCAGGTGTCTTTAAGATTGTGCCTGCCTTCGCGCACGTCCTGGTCGTGAGGCGCTTGATTCGACCCAGGTTGCTTACCGCGTAGTCCGGGTAGTTTTGAATCGCCTTCCACTGCTCTTCCACTACACAGCCCTCATCAAGCAGGTACCGCATGCACTCGCTATAGAGGCCCGGTTAACGGATGGTGGTTTTTTGGCCGCTTCGACCATTCGGGCAACATCGCTATCTGGCGCGCCAACGCCATATCGCTCAACGATGGCAACGAACTCGTTGACGTCGTGGCCGCGCAGCTCCAGCTTAGGCGCGCCCTCTTTAGTGAAAGCAGGCTGGCCGTACTTATTCATGGCGTGTGCGATGTGATACAGCTCGTGTTCTATCAGTGCGCAGAAATCAAGGTCGCTGCACTGGGCGCAGTAGTCAGCAGCCAACGTGATGATGAAGGCCGGCACATCGCCGAACCAATCACGCATCTGTTGCTCTATCCGGGCTTTCTGCCACCCACCGGCGCGGAACGCCACTTGCTCGGCTTGGCCCAGGACCGTGCGGCCCTGCTTCTCGAAGCTCGACGATGCCCACATGACCTGGATATCTGCATCCAGTATGTGAGCATGGTCTTGGTTGTGAATGCTGCCGGTGTCGGCGAGGATCTCGCTTGGAGCCAT